CTTATCTTGTAAAATCTTTACATAGTGGGGTAATCCCTCGCCCCTATTTTCATAGAAGTCTATTATATGTACCGCACGGCCAACTTTCTGGACAAACCAAATCACCGTACTGTCGTTCACACCCAGATCCCAAAAGGTATCTACCCTTACACTAGGATCATAAGGCACATTCGTTATTCGTCCAGCCTCATGCAAATCCTGCAACTCATTGCCATACACAGCACCTGGAACATTCGCTACCCAGCTACACTCATACTCCTGAGCATACTGATCAACCGACATCATCGATTGTGCAGCCTCTAATTCCTCTGCATCCAAGATCCCAGTATCACTAGCCTTATACAACGCCGTGTGCCAATCATCCTGACCCTCAGCAGCTGCATACAAATCAAAGAAAGCATTATGACCCCTGGGCGTTCCAATAAACAATGCCCAACCCTTACGATCACTCAGCGCTGGGCGAATAATCTCAGGAAACAAACTCTCAGGCATGTCAGCCATCTCATCGAGACATGTGCCATCTAAATAGATCCCCCGTAAACTATCAGGGTTCTCAGAACCTAATAACTGGATCCGCGCACCATTAGGCAGATCAGCCCTCAATTCAGTCTCATGAAACCTCACCATCGGTATCGCACCAGCAAACTGCTTTAGATAATCCCAAGCTACTGCCTTCGCCTGGCGGTAGGTAGGGGCTATATAAGCGTACCTGGGGTTAGGTTTCGTGTTTAGTACAGCATCCCTAAGCAAATGGTTTATGGCCATCACTGTCTTGCCAAATCGTCTGTGACATACAACTACGCCCCAGCGCTTCTGCGATAGCTCCTGATGCAGTGCATTCTGCAATGGTCTGGGTGAGTATGGTATCTCAATGTGCATGTTAGACAGTATCTTATCTGGGGTTATTATACGCTAGAGTCGGGCGGCCACATTTTTGGGGGGTGGGGGGTGGCCGACCCGTATATTTACAAGGGCAACGGGCGTGATCCCCGTCACCTACAATAATAATATCAAGCACTTAGCTGATCGGGTGCCAAAGCTGGTGCCAAATGCTGTGGATCTGCACATCAAAAACAAAACAAACTCTTGGGTATGCCTCGTGCGCGCGAACCCTGCCACAGGATGTGTGGTATATATAATATTCCCTACTTCCCTCGGCTAAGAATACTACGCTTGTTCCTTATCATGTTGCTCAGTCTTTTGCTAAATGCATCAGCTGCTGCGTCACTCTCGAACTGTATGAAGTCACCCTTCTCAACAGCCATATCATATGCATCATTTGGCTTTAGCTTTGTTAGCTTACCATCAATCATTCGTATTGTTGGAAACAGTCTATTATCCATCGACATAGTTCTTACTGTTTCTCTTGCCTCAGTCATTGGCGTGTTAGGATCTAGCGCTCTTAACGCCCAGGCTGGTAAATCATTAATATCTGCCATGCTTACCCTGCTGCTTCAGCAGTGACGTTACCATCCGACCAGGTCAATGTTATCTGCCCTGCTTGTTGCTTATCCTCTGTCTTATCTCTCAAGCCCAGTGGCTGCATTTGCCTGATGTGCTTATCCTTATGATCTGCTTCTAACCTTCTACGCTGTACCTCTGCCATTGCTAGCTTTGGATCCTCTGGCAATGGTGCTTGTACCAGGTCAAGTATCTGATCTCTCATGACCTCACACTGAAGGCTACGCGCTATCCTATACTGCTTGTATGCGTCCTCATCCTCTTGCACATGACGCAGTACTGTACGCCATGATGGAAGGTGTTCTGATGTTTCACAGATGCGTGTGAGGCTTTCGCCATTCGCAATCCGTTCACAGATTTCTTCCAATTGTTTTTCGCTAATATTTCTTTTTGGCATTGTTCCTCAAAAATACACCCCGTATTGCAAAAGGACTACAAGTACGGGGCTTAGTTCAAGCAGTGTATAACAGGGAGGTTCACTGTCGTTAATGTGGCTGGTGGTACAATCGAGATCGCGACAACCTGAGAACAAACGTCCGACCACCCAGATATTATAGATGCACTAATACACGGCAAGTGATCTGCGTTTCTAAAGAAGATACCTGTGCCACATTATACTAGATCTTTATCACTTTTCGCGCATTCGTACAACATCTAGTTTACTTTTGATGCATTTTAGACGGTAACTGTCAAAACACTGCTGCTAACAGCTCATCCTCTTCATCGTACTTCATATTGTACCAGCAACGAATGAGTGCATCCATGTATCGACGCTTGATCTGTCTACCATCTCGTAAGCCTCTCATCTTGGCTAACTGATGCCACTTAGCACCACGCTCTCGAAAGGCAGCACTGTGTGCAACAGCCCAAACAAGCTTACGATCCTCTGCATCCATATGCTTAATGCCTAGAGACAATGCTCGATCAAAGTTATCAACCTGTTGTGGCGTGGCTCTGGGTAGTCCTGGTTGAAATTCATTGTACCCGTATGCCTTCCAGCTTTTAGGGTAGTCTGGCCATGCTGACATTTTTTGCTTTCGAATAGCAGCTGGTAATTTACGCTCTGTCTCAGCTGCCTCAAAGAAAAGATTGTTTAGCTGGTTTACGTCTGGTTTATCCACAGAGAATTATCCAAAAGAAAAAAAAATGATTTATCTATGATAATCATACGCGCTTATCAAAAGAGCTATATGGATGCTCTTTTGAACGCGCTGAGAATTGTGCTGATGATAAGCGCTATTCATATACATACGGCACAGCCGATTTTAAAAACATGATTCAAAACCCGTCAATCCCCTATTTTTTCCACATTCCCATCTAGACCCGTGCTATGCCTTCTGATGCTGTGGCGGCGAAACTTTTTTTTCTTTTTGTTTGTCCATCTCATCTAAAACAGTCTTAACTTGCACCCAATCGTCATCACTAAGCGCACGACACAAGCGTAAAATCTCGGCAACTTCACTGTCCATTATGCTACCTTTGTTATCTGTGGTCTGTGATATTGTTTCTTAAAACCAAATGCTGGATGGCCAGCAAAGTAACCATCTATCCATGTCCACCACCCTGTTCTGTGTTCTGGCCGTAAAGCGTTAGGTCTTTGCCTGGACTTAGGATGATGTTTCTCAGCACGTTTCCAATGACCACGATTAAAATGCAGTGGCATCTTGTGGAAGCCCTGATCATACGGCTCTTTAGCAGCAGACGGTTTATCTATGTTCCATGATACTCGATGCCAGGCATCAACAGCTTTACCCATACCGCGCGCCTCAGATCTGCGCTGTTGTCTTGTGCCAGCTGGTTTTTTTACAGTTAATCGAGGGCTGTTGATGACACGCAAAATCATTAAATAGTATCGAACTAACTCCCAGGCATTTGATAATGTTTTTTTAGATCTTTCATCTTCTAAACCTGTCATGTTTTCTTCACCATGTTTTGCAAACACAAACGTATTTTTTTTGTCTTCCCGTTTGTAACAAAGCTCTAATTCTTCACCAAGCTCATATGTTGCCAATAAAGTCATTGGCGTACCTTCAACTGTGTCTATGTGTTCTTTAACGTAATCCATCCAATTAATTGTAAGCACCGAATATAAAAAATAACGATCTTTGACTTTCTCTACGAAAAAGCCAGAACCAAAATCGTAAGAAACAAATAGCTTATCAGCTGGTGAAGCGCACTCATGTGATACTGGAGCATCTAGGTCAAAAGGTTCTTGATTAAGAGCAAAATGCGCTATGTTTGGCTCAACTTCATAAACTTGGCAATCTTTTAACAACGGCTCAAAAAACTGTGCTTGCTGCCTTACATGTGGTTTAATTAGTGGTGATCGTAAGCATACATCATTCATTTTTATGGTCAGTTTGTATGTTTCAATCGCGTGACTTTGTTTGTTCATCATTATCTCCCAAGATTGTTTTCATGCGGAAGGCTACTTTGCGTAGCTCTTTTTCCATCTCTGGCTCGATAAACCCCGTGAATAATGGTTTTCTGTCTTTGGCTTGTTCTGCGTCACCAGCAACCAGGGCAAAGGTTTTATCTTTGGTAGATAGCTCAAACGTAATATGACCAACTGTGATGCGCTCACGTTGCGTGTCTGGATGCCTTCGCTTGGCTTTGAGGCTGTGCGTACTCATAGATCATCATCCTCGCTCAGTATCTCATCGAGGATCATTGGAACCTTGCCCGTGCCGCTACACACTGGACACTCAATAAACTCTTCCAGGCTATCGCCGTATTTAAATTCGACAGGCCACTCAATATAGAAAGGCATAGATCTTTGACCGCGACCACCGCAGTGTTTGCATTGTATGAGGATCTGGTCATTCATCTACCACCCGTAGCTTAATCAGTGGCTTTAGAAACGCCTCGACATCATCAACAGATCTGCACAGCGCCCATTTAAATCCAGCATCAACTAATGCATCACGCATACGCCGCTGGTTTTCGTTCATAGATCCGCGCTTTGTTTTTAGCTCAATGAACAGCGCTTCATTGATTCCGCTTTTGGTGTCGGTCATTGGCACAAAGATCTCCAGGTCTGGCCAGCCGTATTTCGTACCCAACTTCTTTAGACGGTTTATGTAATTTATGTGGCGCTTACCCTCATTAGGGCTGTGATGATACACGCAGTTATTAGGCAAGCTGACGTCTAAGTAAGTAACAACTTGATACTGTAATTGATCCTCAGTCATGGCGCACATAGAAGTCGTTTGGCATGACTGCACTGCCCGTCACCAACATGATACGCTCCATGTAGATTGGGCTAGGAATTAAACGGTCTTTTTGATCATGACGCAAACACCAACGCCTGGCTATTGTCGGGTGACTTGCGCCCAACTGTCTCGCCAGCTCCGCATATGTCCACCCTTTAGTACGCCTATATTCATCAAGTTTCATACGTTAAATTATGAATATATTGACGTATTTTGTCTAGTCATTTGTTGGTATTATTTATTGACGGATAGCGACAATTCGGAGAAAACACATCAATAAATTTTATGAATTGTGTGTAATGGCAAACAATTTAGAAAATTGTATACGCAAAGCTGGCAAAGCCAAAAAGGAAGTGGCAGCTGCAAAAGGTGTGACGCCAGAAACACTAAGCCGTCACATGCACGGCCGTATTCAAATGACGATACTAGATGCTGAGGAATATGCGCGCATACTCGATGTTCCAGTACAGCGAATCTTATTTAAAGAAGAGCCGATTCCCGTAATTGGTGACTGCTTAATTAAAGAAAAAGCAATCGAACGTACCTTACATGACCCTCAAAAGTACCAAGTTTACATCCCTGGAACTTGGGTAGATGATGTAGCTTGTTTTCTTTGGAAATGCGAAAATCCTCATCAAGGTATTTGGTATGACTGGGATGGCTGTATTCAGTTAGTAAAACACTCTCCAATTGTGGATAAGTTTGTAGATCCTAATGCGATCCAACATATTGCCGCTGTTAAAATGAAAACACCTATAGAAATGTACGGAGAAAAAATGGATATCCTAGCTGGCGTTCTTTATCCACAGCCAAAGGGTCTATGGACTGTGCATAACGGTAAAATGGATTTAGAATATAAAGACCTCGAACTTAAGTGGGCAACACCCATAACAGCGCAAATTTTCAGACCCGATTTGCGCGGCGTTGTGATCGAAGAAATAAATAAATAAAAAACATAATTGACGCCATATGTCTGGTATGGCAACGTAACTCCACTGTATTCCATGACGGGATATTTAGGGGGTTTTTCATATGTTACATGTCGTTCCTGACTGGGCGCAGCGTCACAATTATTTTCACCACAGCAATCCACGCTCAAAAGACAGAGCTAAAAATATATTTGAAAAGTCTGTGGTACGACCAAAGGTAGAATGGGCTAGGGAAAAATTAAAAGACCCTGACCAGGAAGAACATCACGAAAAAGCACAAACTATAATTAACACATTTGCAAGGAATAGAGGTAGCGCTGCTATGCGTGGCGGTATCGCCGTGCAAGACGCATGTAATCTCCATTTGATACCTGACGAGTTCGGCACAACCCTATCGCTTGTCGAGGCCATACACATCGCCCAAGACAAAATGCGTAAGTATGAGCCTAAAGATTGGAATGCCACCGTCAGAGAGGACGACACAGCGCGTAAAGAGCATTACATTGAAGAGATACCCAAAGTTGTAGAACACGCAGTCCTGGGGCTTCAAGAAGCGATGCGATACGATAATAGGTTTATTGGGGAAACAGAGTGCTTAGATACATTGCCAGGCAACGCCCTACCCCACAACACATTGCCTGACTACGGGCGGCGTGGAGATCTGAAAACCAAATGGTCTACTCCGCATCATTCGGCCAAAGATAAAACCACAACGAAATGGCGTAAGGCATCACTGCCCAGTTCACTCAGTGGTATGTTTGATATGAACAATGTTTACCAGGTAGCTGGGTTCTATGCTTTAAACGGAAGGCAACCACCGTTCTTAGTTTACGCTAATGCATACGATTATAAAATTTTTAACCAGGACAATGCGCCAGAGCTTAAACCTAATTACCTGGAAGAAGTGATACGCGACATTGCCATGCATCACAAAACAACAGAAAATCTTTTACGGGCTGCGAACAGCACACATGAATTGTGCAGTTTGTGTGACCCAGATTTTAATCAGATTTATTGGAAAGAACCGCCAGCCTATGTAAACGAGGCTAAAAAGCTATGGGGATTAGAGGTATAATGAAACGTAAGCTGTGAGTGCGGATTTTTCATTTAGTCAAACCACAGCAGCTAGAGCTTTTTCTTTCAGAAGTGATCTAGCATTGGGGGGTATGGTTAGTAGAGGCTCGTGACCCCCCTCTTATTAAAAAGAAAGTGAGGAAAATGGATTTAAAAAATTTACATGCAGCTATGGAACACATGAACAAGATGGGGATCCACGGCAAAGATTATACAATGGTTGCACAGCGTGTCGAAGCGTTTAGAAAATTTGCTGGCACGGATTGGAGCATCACGTCAGAGATCCTGGAAGACAATGAGCGCCGTGTATTGATGCGCGCCACGATCACTGATCGAAATGGATTTGTTGTATCAGACGGGCTAGCAGAAGAAATACGGGGTCATGGCGTAAACAAAACATCAGCTATCGAAAATGCTCAAACAAGCGCCTGGGGGCGCGCTCTGGCTGCGCTGGGGCTGCATGGCGGTAAGATGGCTAGTGTAGATGAAATAACGATAGCAAAAAACAAAGAAAAAATTATTGATGCACAAGCTGTGGATCTGGAAAAAGAAAAAGAACACGATGACGCTGTGCGCGCAGAACGTGATGAAATACCCGACAGACCATCAGATCGAGATCTAAGGATCTGGGCTGATAGAATAAAAGAAGACATACAAAAAGCAATCGAAACCTGGCAACTCAAAAAGTTAACCAGGGATTGGGCAAAAGAATTTGAGGCAATTAAGAAATACGGCGGCAACCTGAGCGATGAAATAATAGCGTACTCTAAGATACGCTTCGAACAACTAAACGAAGGAGTCAGGAAGTAATGCCGCACTTTAGTAAATCTACACACAAATTTGTTGGTGGGTTAGATGCAAACAAAGAATACAGATTAACAGCTTGGATAAATGTAAAGACGCCCTGGAACGATGCGAACAATCGCTACGATCCAATGAGCGAAGATCAACGCCAACAATGTGAGGAATTGTTTCGACAGTTCCAGGCATCTGGTTGTCAGATCTCTGTCACCATATCAGAACGCACAGACGCTACTGATGACCGTGGCAACCCTGATGTCAGAACTTTTCCAGTAGCTAGCCGTGTAACGATGTACCCAAACAATCGAGGTGGTGCGTCACACATTAGGGAAA